TACGCCAACGACCCGACCTGCCTCCTGCGATGTTGGATCCGACCCTGCCAGGACGGCAAGGGTGAGGATTTAATGATCGATCGCGAAGCCTACGGTACCCGCGTCGAGATCGATGAAATGGTGGAGTTCTTCGATCGCCACCTAGACCACGACTACCGCAAATGGCCGATCAAGGCCGATGCTGCCCGCCCGGAAACCATTAGTTATTTGTGCCGCCAAGGCCTGAACGTAGCCGCGGCGGAGAAGTGGCAGGGCTCTGTAGAGGATGGCATCAGCCATCTTCGGGGTTTCCGCAAAATATATATACACGAGACCCGGTGTCCAAATATCGCCCGCGACTTTCGGCTGTACAGCTGGAAAGTCGACGATAAGAAAGACCCACCGGAAGTACTGCCGATCCCTCTCGACAAGAATAACCACGGCCCGGATGCCGCCCGTTATGCCCTTGATGGCCTCATTCAGATGCGAGGCGGTCTTGGTGTGTGGCTGCGGTTAGTACGGCCAAACAGATAGGAAAAAGCATGTCTCCTGCAACAGTTATCATCCTTATTGGTACAGCGATCGACCACCTCGAAGAGCTAGAGCCGGTCATTGCTGGGGCTGTTGGTACACCTGCTGGTGCGCAATCGAAGATCGCTGGCGCAATCGCTGATGTCCATGCCGGACTCGCCGCGCTTCAGCAGTCGGAAAACAATGCTGCCGTGGCCAAGCCGATCGTGCAGCGCATTCTCGATGACCTGTCGACGGTCACTATGGCGCTGGCGGCGCTGCCGCTGCCCCCGCCCGGCCCCGCGATTATGCTTGGCCTGCAAATGCTCATTCCGGTGATCGGCGGCTTCGCTCACCTGATCTGGCCGACGGCGGCAGCTACAACCGCCTACTGACGGGAGCTCGACCACGATGTGCTTTTCCTTTGGATGGTTAATCCAGCTGCTGATATGGCTGGTTATCGTCTGTGCCGTCGTGGCGATCATGCGCCTGCTGTTGCCCTATCTACTCAATATGCTCGGCGTCGCAGGCGAGCTGGTGATGCGGGTGATCAATATCATCATCGTCGCCATCGTAATAATATTTATCTTGTGGATTTGCTACGACTTGATCTCGTGCATGGGCGGCGTAGGGCCGGGCTACCGAACACTGAGGTGAGGCGGTAAGATGAGCCTGCTAGTTATTATCCTGATACTCGTGCTGCTGTTCGGCGGGTTGGGATATGGCGGCTATCGCGGTGGCTACTATGGTGGCGGCGGTGGCGGCGGTAGCTTGGGCGGAGGCGGAATTATCGGCCTGATCCTGCTCGTTGTAATTATCATAGTTGTCCTCGGTGTCTTTGCGGGCCCGGGGTGGCGTCATTGGTAGGGAAATATGGGAAAGAAAAGTAAGGGTGGCGGCAAGAAGAGCAAGCCGAAGGGCCCAAAAAACCACAAGACTGAATCCTTAGCCGCGCCCAGCAAGCCGGTGCGTCGTGGACCCCGAGGGCAATAATTGTCGGAAACAATCAGCCAGCTTCCCACCACCGGGGGTGCGCCGTTTCTCGGCGATGCCGTGCCGATTACGCACGGTTGGGCTGGGGCTAGTACCGGCAACACGTTTGCATATACAGTGGCCAAGCTGCTGTCGGCCGGTGGCTACATCTATGCGGGCGATCCCGCCTATGGTGTGCGGGCTGACGCAGCAACCGACGATACGTCCGCCTGGACCAGCGCCTTCAACGCCGCATTCAATGCATCGGCCTGTGTCATCGCCCCGCTCGGTGTCAGCCTGGTGTCCTCGCTTGAGGTACCAAGCGGCGTTGCCATCATGGGCCAATCGCCCGGCTCGACCACCGGAAGCGGCTTCCTGACCGGTGGCAGTGTGATCAGCGCGAGTTCTGGTACCGCTCCGGCCGTCACGCTGGACGCTTGGAGCGCTCTTCGTGGTGTGACGATTGGCGGCTCCGGCAGCCAGCCATGTGTCTACTCCAGCGCCGGTTATAACCGGTTGGAGGACTGTACGTTATTCGGCGGGTCAAGCGGCGTGCTGTTCGCGGGGGCAGAGGGCGGCTCCGCAATCGAGCTGTGTCGGATCCACGACTGCGGCACGGCGGGTATCCTGAATGCCCATCAGGTCACGGTCGAGAGCTCGTATATTACCAACTGCGGCAGCGGCGTGGTCATGACCAGCAGCAATAATTCGCTGCGGATGTCTAACACGCGGATCGAGCAATCGACCAATTACGGCATTACCGCGGATGGTCCAAGCGGCATCCTGCTGGGTACTAGCGTGATTGATAACTCCGGCAAGAACGCGATTAGGTTCCACGCGGTCTCCAGCTCGACGGTAACTGGCTGCACGTTTAACCGATCGGGGCAAGGCCAGGTTGGCTCTCCTGGCGTGACCGATGACGCGCACCTCTACCTACAAGCCTGCGACGGCGTTATCATCACCGGCAACACCAGCCGCACCGGCAGCTCGACCGGCTATATTGGTCCGTTTTGGGCGGTGTACGATGGCGGCAGCAATGTCCATTCGCTCATCGGCTTCAACGGATTGACGTACCACAACAACGCAGGCAGCCAGACCAGCGGGCCGATCAATATAGGATCGACGTTTAATCTTGCGTCGGCTCAGAATCAGACCTGGTGGAGCTGACCCGGCGGCGTCCGGAGGTACGCGAAGCGGCGCGCGCCGCCGCGATCGCGATCTCAGCTAGCTGACGCATAGGATCGTTGTTCTGCGACGTCTCGCCGTTCCCCCTAGCCCTTCGGCTTGCTGAGGGCAGGATGATCTGTGCCTCTCGCAAGAACTTATAATGCGCCCTGAGAGCCCTCTTCACCTTCGTCATAAGTTCTTTGTCTTTGGCGATGTGTGTGAGGATGTCCTCTTCGAGCTTTCGGTCAGGCTTGCCGCGGTCTCGTAGTAAGATTGCTCGTCGTACCGCACGCGCCATGGCCTCGTTATTGAGGAATAGGGCATGTAGGCTACGCTGTAATTCGGCGTATGTTATGACGCTAGGTTTCGGTGGCGAGCCCATTTGTTGACTCCCTTAGTTACGTATGACGAAGCGGGAAGGGATCTTACCCAGTTTCGCCATTGCTTCTTTTGGCGTTTCCAGGCCGCTCAGTGAGAGCCGGCCGATGTTTGTTATTCTTTCGGTTGTTATTGCGCCGCCGATTGTTGTTGGGCGGCGAGTGTCCCTCAGGGTTTATTAGTGTTTCGAGAATCAGGTGCGCGACGTCGCGCGCCCGTTCTGGATCGCCAAAATGCTCTCCGTCACCATTTTTGGCCATCTCGATTAGCGCGTTGGCTGCTCGCTGGAAGCCGGCCAAGCTGGCTAGGCCACGGCGTAGCCGCTGCCAGGTGATCGTGAATTCGTTCACCAACGCCTCATGGTCGTGGTCGGCGACGCTGGCTAGTTCCATCAACTCCTGTAGCTTGTTGTTATCCCTTATCAGCCCGCCAAACACTTGGCCAATAATTACCTGCAGCGCGTCCAGGCTGTTCAGTTCGAGATCGAGATCGAGCTGGGTCGACACCGGTCCGTCCCTTTCACCTCTGTGATGTTCTGACGCCGTATAATAGCAGAGGGCCGGGGCGACAGACAACCGGGTGTGGGATAATTAATGCCCATGCCGCTTAGGACAGTACGGCAGCACCAATCCGACCGGAACCGGGGTCTTGACACAGCGGAAGCCGGCGGCTAGGCTTGCCACCCGCTCGCCCACGACGGGGACCGAGAGGAAGACAAGCAACATGGCCGCCCCGCTGACCACTGTGATCGCCCGGCGTGCTAGGGGCCCAGAACGACCGAGGACGTGGTCCTCTCCGTTCAGTGCCCGCTCCACCTTGACGGACGTAGGGTTGACCGCCTTCTGGACAGTGCGAGTCACCTGAGACGCAAGCTTGGCGTCCTGCTGCGGTGTCCCGCCCTCCACGGTGATTGTAACGGTAACCTTGGAGTTGCGCTTTGCCAGTTCTTCTTGCAGAGTTTTATGCAGCGCCTGTACGGCCTGGTCGATCGTTCCTCCTGCAGCTATCAGGCGCTCCATGTGGGTGGCAATCTGCTTCGCGACCACCATAGCGTCTTGGTACTCGCCGACCTCCTGCAAGGTGATGGCGCGGCGGAACAACCTCTCAAGCTTCTTATCGCCAGTCTTCCGTGACTGGCAGGCTCGCTTCAGGGCGGCGAATGCGTGAACGCTTGGTGGTAACATATGTTATATATGGGCGGCCCTCTGGCTACCTCTTCCGTATTAGTTGTGATCGTTAATTATCCACACTAGCGCACAGTGGGGCCACCCGCGCAAGGTCAAAATGCGCCAAACCCGCACTTTGAGCGATAATTATCGGATTATTTATTGTTTCGCAAGAAACCAACGGTAGCCCGCTGCCGCCGTGCGGCGCAGCATAAGGATCTCTTATAGATAATGGCGCGTAGGCCGACCTCAGCTGGTGGTGGCACCAAGCCCCGGATCCGCGTACCCGCGGGCGGGAAGGCTTGGACCCGTGACTCGTACCAGAACTTCGCCGCCTCGGTTGGGGTAGGCGCTGCCAACCTCTCTAGTGGCGGCACCTACGGCTTCAACCCGATCACCCGGAACCATACCCAGCTCGAGTACATGTATCGGGGCAGCTGGCTGGTCAAAGTTATCGTCGACGCCCCGGCCGAGGATATGACGCGCGAGCGGATCAATATTGAATCCGACATGGCGCCGGATATCATGGATCGGCTCGATGACTACATGGAAGACCTGCTGCTCTGGCAGCGGCTGACCGAGACCCTGAAGTGGTCCCGGTTATTTGGTGGCTGCATCGCGGTCATAATGATCGACGGCCAACGCACCGACACGCCACTCGATATCAAGACGGTCGGCAAGGGACAGTTCAAGGGCTTGTTGGTACTTGACCGCTGGATGATCTGGCCGCATCTTGAGGATCCAGTTAAAGAGTTCGGCAAGGACTACGGCTACCCCAAGTACTACGAAGTCGTCTCTGACGCTCGCACCGTCCCGCACATGAAGGTGCATTATACGCGGTGTATTCGTTTCGACGGAGTAGAGCTTCCATACTGGCAGCGCATGGCCGAGAATTATTGGGGTCTCAGTGTACTAGAACCCTGCTTCGATCGGCTGCTAGCGTTTGATAGCGCAACGGCAGGAACCGCGCAACTGGTCTACCGCGCCCACCTGCGGGTGCTTAAAATCGAGAAGCTGCGTGAGTTAATTGCCTTTGGTGGCGAAGCCTACAGCGCGGTCACCCAGCAGATCCAGAATATGCGGTTGATGCAGGCCAATGAAGGCATCACGCTACTGGACTCTACTGATGAATTCGAAACCCAGAGCTACGCGTTTGGCGGCCTCTCCGACGTATTAATTCAAATGGCGCAGCAGCTCTCTGGCGCAGCGCAGATCCCGTTGGTACGTCTGTTCGGACAGTCCCCGGCCGGCTTGAATGCGACCGGTGATTCCGACATCCGTAATTACTACGATTTTCTGAATAGCGCCCAGGAAACGCGACTGCGTCGCCCGGTGCGGCTGTTGCTCGACCTGTCGTACCGTAGCCTCACCGGCGAAGGACTGCCGGACGGCTTTAATTTTGAATTTGCCCCGCTGTGGCAGCTGGCTGATACCGAGAAATCGGGCATCGCTGCGCAGCTTACTCAGGCGGTTATTGCCGCGCAAGCTGCGGGCATCGTGTCCAGTGGCTCGGCCCTGAAGGAGCTGCGGCAGTCGTCCAAGATCACCGGCATCTGGTCGAACATCACGGATGAAGAAATTGCCGACGCCGTGGCGGCGCCTCCGTTGGCTACCGAGATGGGTGGCGGCGCGGAGGCACCGATGGCGGGAGGGCCGCACGAAGGCGCGGGTGGTCCTGAAGGACTGCCAGAGCCGCCCAAGCCGCACCAGCCGTCCCTAGCGCCGCACCCGAGCGGCTTGAACACGCGCGAGGATCTAGACTCGCACTTTAGCAACCTCCGCATGCCGCGTACGCGTGAGGAGGTCGGCAAACGCTACGCCCATCTGGTCGGTGACAGCCTCCCGGAGGGGTTCAAGATGTCGGTCGGCGCAGATGAAGAGTCGCAGGCCTGTTGGCTGATCGAGAACCGAGACACCGGTAATTGGCACGCG